ATGAGAAAAATTAAACCAAAACTTGCTTCGGCCGAAAGGCTGAGCAATCTTATCACGCAATATTTTGAATGGATCAAAGGGGAAAATCATACGGAACAAAAAGAAATAAAAGGTGTACCTACTGATGAAATAGTTTGGGTCCGCCAGCCCGAACCTCCTACTATTGCAGGTCTGGCACTTCACCTCGGTTTCAACAGCCTCAAAGAAATGGCAGATTATGAAACCACCGGAAAATACCCCGAGCTAATTCAAGGCGGCCGTCTGCGCATCATATATGAGTACGAGAAGAAATTGAATAACGGTCCCGCCTCCGGTGCTATTTTTGCGTTAAAGGGTATGCTGGATTGGACTGGTCAGGATGAGAACAAACCTTCTGAAGCAACCAATGTAAATCTCAAAACCGAGATCATAACATCAGGGCCGCCGCTTGCTTCATCCGAACGTGACGTGGTATTGTAACTACCTGGTATAATAGTAATCTTCTTCCTCTTTATAACTACTACTCGCATCGTCGATGACGATATTGTAGATCAACTCATAGTGCAATTTAAATTGAGAGGAAGTAAGCTGATTGATTTGTGAGCTACGCGACACAACGTTTACAGGATGTAGAGTGTTAGGAGAGGTCGCGGCATCATAAAAGCCCACCATGTTACTAAACCCAGCCATGGCTTGACTGATATTCAAACTGGAATTGACAATGCTATAATTACCGTAAGTTGAGTCTACACCTGCAACATTGTTCAACCCAATGGCTAACGGATCTGACTCAGTTCCCGGGTAATGAAAATAACCTACACTGCTGAATGTTCCATTACTGTTAAACCTTGCGTTCGCCGCATTAAATACGGATGCGCTGTAAACAGTATCGATCTGCTTTATGCCATTCACATATATTACAGTCTTTTGCTGCTGCAAATTCCATTTGCCTATTATAAGTTTAGATGCGTTGTAAGAATCGCTGCCTTTTTTACAAGCGGTAAAACTGCAGACCAACAAACTTGCCAGTAATGGGATATAAAACTTGCGCATAATTATTCAGGCTGATAATGTTTGGTTTAAACTAAAAATAAAGTTATAAATAATTACCTACAAATCAAATGCTTACAAACCAATTAGCCTCTGCACTTTTCACTGCAAATTATACCGCAACTACCCATATTGTAGTCAATCAGGGAGGAAGCAGTTCAGGCAAGACTTACGCGATTATGCAGGCGCTTTTTAGCCTTGCGGGTGAGCTACCAGCGCAGGTGATAACCGTGGTTGGCCAGGATATCCCTAATCTTAAAGCAGGCGCTTTGCGCGATGCCCTTAAAATATACAATGATTCGAAGCCGATAACCGCCTGCATTAAATCTTACAATAAATCAGAGCGTATTTTTTCATTTCGCAACGGCAGCATCATCGAATTCAAAAGTTATGGAAATGCGCAGGATTCCAAATCTGGCAAGAGAGATTATCTATTTATAAATGAGGCCAATGGAATAGATTGGGAGATTTACAGCGAGTTGGCTTTACGTACGCGAAAACGGATCTATATCGACTACAATCCCAACACTGCCTTTTGGGTGCATGACAATCTGCTTGGGCGCGATGATGTTCAGCTTATCATATCCGATCACCGGCATAATCCCTTCCTGGATAATGGCACGCACAACAAGATCGAGTCACTACAGCAAACAGATAAGGAAAAATGGAAAGTATATGCCAGGGGTATCACAGGTAAAGTCAGCGGACTTGTCCTAAGCAATTGGCATCTATGCGACGCTATTCCAAAAGACGCAAAGCTAATCGCCCTGGGGCTCGATTTTGGTTTTACCAACGATGAAACCGGCTGCATCGAAGTATACCGGTACAACGGCGAGCTTTGGATAAATGAGCTCATTTACGAAACGGGACTAACCAACCTGGATATATCCGAAAGGCTCACCACTCTTGGAATCAGCAAACACGTAGAAATTATTGCCGACAGTGCGGAACCTAAATCAATTGAAGAACTCAAACGTTTAGGTTGGTATGTGATCGGAGTAAAAAAAGGAGCCGATAGCATTAAAAACTCTATCGATATCTTGAAACGTTATAAACTAAATATCACCCGTAACAGCGTCAACATGCGCGAAGAATTAAGCCGCTACAAATGGCGCACGGACCGTTCGGGCAAAGCCATAAATGAACCTGTAGATAGTTACAATCACCTCATCGATCCGCTGCGATATATTGCATTAAATAAATTAAAAATCAATAAATTAGCTATGCCCAAAAGCAGACTCCCTTACAAGGAAAAAAACACGCAGGCGCCGCTCTCAAATCTGATAAATCTATGATCGAAAAAACGCTTAAAACAATCGATGGTAGCCTGAGGGTACGCATTCCCACCATCCTCAACGAGATCACGCTCGGTCAAATGATCGAGATACAGGAGAAGCATTACCTCGACGATCTGGATGCCATCAGCATCCTCTCCGGCATCCCTAAAGACGACCTGAAAAACGTCATCAACTTTAACGATTTTAGCGTCTTCGGCGAATCAGTCCAATCGCTGGCACACCAGATCAAATACTTGTATAATAGCGACATTGTTCCACACAACGTAAACTTTATGCTCGGCAAACGCAAAGTGGTAGTTAAGGTAGTTCATAACCTTTCTGTTGAGCCAGCCGGAGCATTCCTGGCTGCACGCGATATTATTGCCGACGAGATCAACAACCACATTAACTTGTATGGCGAAGAGAACTGGAAAGAGCATTTTCAGCCCTCGCTCAAAGCCTGCTGCAATGTATTGGCACAATACTTTTTCTGCCGTGCTACGGGCAAAAAATACGACGAATACGAAGCTGAAGAATTTAATGATGAGGTTAAAAAATTAAGGGTAACGGAGGCGCTGCCCATAGCCAAGCATTTTTTTACCTGTTATCCCGACTTATTGAAACAGAAGATCGGGTTCTTTCAGCGCCTGCATCTGTACTGGAGAAGAAGGCAGGTATTAAGGCGTTTGAAAAATTTAAATATATAAACACCATCAACTCACTCGCCGGCGGCGACATCACCAAATGGGCCGAAATACTAGCCCTCCCCTACGACCGCGTGCTAACTAAGCTTTTGCTGAATAAAACCGAAGCTGAGTATCAACGAAAGTACCAGGAGTTATTAAATGCGCAGAGGTGATTTAAGATTAGATTTACGAATTGAGTGCCTTTTTGTTAAGTCAAGGACACTCCGTTAGAAGCATTGCAATGAACCCTTAAACCAGTGAATGAATTGGGGCAAACTAATTATCGGATTTTTCTTTCGGCTTTATGAAACCAAGGCACATAATAATACCTCCGAAAATTGTTAACAATAGAACAAGATTGCCATTATCATTTTTGGCGCTCGAATAAAAGCTGTCGAACAAAATATTAAAGCCCCGGTGAAAAATAAGAACTTATTCCGGACTTGAAATCTATTAATAATTGCCATAATTCATATCATGTTAAGGTTTTCCGCAGTTAAGCTTTTGTCTGAATCAGAATTTACAAAATTTTAGAATTAGCTAAATTCTGAAAATCCTTTAATTCTAAAAATTCTGATTCAGACAATCCCCCAATCAACCAATGACAAATGACTAATGACCAATGACCAATAAACCAACAAAATGCCAATCAGAAACCAAATCGAAGCAATAACCCAATCGCTCACAGAACAACCAAATTTCATCTACGGTACAGTAAATGAGATCAATCAATTGGCTGATGACGCCTCATTCCCTTGCGTTTTCATGTATCCTTTGCAACCCATTGCTGTTTCGCCACAAATCAATGGATCAGTAGACAACACATTCTCAGTCTACATGGAATTCCTCTACAAAACAGAATTTGACCAATACACCTCCAGCAACGAATACTATGTAAATCAGGCGCTCCGCATGGCTAACGAATTTATCGTCAAAGCGTCCAAATACCGCGAAGGCGACGGCCGTTATTTCCGCATCAAAGCTGGCGACAAAGCCAAATGTCTCCCCGTTTACAACAAATTCGATGTTAATTCAACAGGTGTTAGCTTGACCCTCAGCTTAGCGACGATGTATTTCGAAAGCTATTAAGCTCTATCAACTCACCCCGACAACGCTGCGCTGGTCGACCCTCTCTGCTCCGCAAAGAGGGTAAAGAAAAAATAAAAATCCCCTCTTTACCGCTTGCGGTAGAGAGGGTGGTCGAGCGAAGCAATGACCGGGTGAGTAAATTCTGCAACATGCAAAACAAATGACCAACAACCACCTAACCGACTTCCTCGAATCCCTCAAAGCAGACATCATCCATTCCCTACAATCAAATGGCAAATACGCCACCGGGCAAACCGCACAACAAATCACTATTGATGCTAGCGATAGCGACAATCCGCAATTGCAACTACCTGCTTATTTACAAATACTGGAAACTGGCCGTAGCCCAACCAGTCCAAATGCAATACCCGGCAGCCCACCCATGATCGATCGCATAAAGCAATGGTGCCAGGTCAAAGACATACCCGACAAAGCCGCATGGGCGATCAAAAAGTCTATTGATAAAAAAGGGTTCAAAGGTACACCCGGCATACTCTCTGAGCCGCTAAGCGATGCCAATATTGATCTAAGACTCGATCAGGTCATTAATCCAATGGCCGACGAAATAGCACAGCAAATAATTGATTCATTAGGCTTGAGTTAAAAATTCACTCAATCACTAATTCACTCATTCACTAATTAAAACCCATGTCTCTCTTCCCCCAAATACGGATCACCAATCAAGTGAGCACAACCGATCATGGCATCATCTACACCAATGGCGACGTTTATATCATTATCACCGATGAAAATAATAACCCCGCCAATGGTAACAACATGTCCGTAACCGTTGCCTTTTACGACACAGGAAACACCAACAATCACGACTTTATTGTTCCCGGCCAAAGCTTATTGGTCTACAGCGGCATCCTGAGCCGGAAGCAAGCTTCGGATGGTACTATAATTGACATCCGCAATTTCACGGTGGTCGATTCTGCCGAAGGTACGCCCAGCCCACCGACGGTGTGTGATGCCGCCATCAACGCTATCATTACCGACAAAAAAGAATCTGCTCCCGGTGCCGCCGACGGACAAATTACCATCAACGCCTCATCCAGTTATGGCCCCATCCAGTACAGTTTGGATGCCAGCAATTACCAATCATCGCCTATATTTACAGGCCTGACCGGAGGCTCCTATACCGCCTACATACGCGATGCAAACAATTGTACTGCTGTTAAGCAATTCACACTGCTCACAGTTCGCAACCTGCTGATCGGCGATCCATCTGTCGACTTAGGCAATGGCAATATCTCCCGGTGGAATGCAGCTTTCAATCCAATCGTATTCACTTACCAGCGTAAAGATTTCGAGGTAACCAGTATCACACAGGATAGTCAGACACAAAAAGCACAGTTAAATATTAATGCTACAGTGATCGGCACGAAAGCCAATGAAATGATCTATGTGAATGCGGGAGCTTACAATGGCGTTTATCAGGTTTCCGGGATACAATATAATGCCCTCATCATCAATACGCCTTATGTCTCCTCGTCAACAGCAGGCGGTTATGTCAACATCAATAGCCTGCGGCCATATTACAAAATGCTCACACAGATCACTTACCAGGATAAGCTAACCGGCCAGCAACAAACCATTCAGGCTATAAACAGGCCGGATAATAAAGGCATCATTCGAGCAGATTTCTCCAACTTTCTGCAAAGCCTGCTGCGCGCAAAAGACGAAAGCACTTTTACCCAAGCAAACTTTCGCGACGATAACCTGAGCGCCAGCTATCAAATCCAATATGCTGAAAGCTGGGACAACGGCACGGCAGACGGTTACACCTCATCCTATATTCCCATTACCGATCCCTATTATGTGGTTTATTCAGCCAAGCAATTAGGTACCAAATACGGTGGCAACCTGGCGGCCTATGTACCTTTTGCATTAGTGACCGACAATTCTCAACTGGCCAAATGGGTCACCGATTTTGCCGAACCTGCTTACTCCAACGGCTACCCTTTTGATATCGGTTTTATTTATAGCGAGAGCCTGCTTGGCCTGAATATCTATTATGAACTCACTTTACTGGATATAAACCGCAATCCATTGCCCGGAGATGCACAAGCCAATTTCCTGTTAAACGAGGACGGTTCATGGCTTTTAAACCAGGATAGCAGTAAACTCATCATTTCAGGGCAAACTATTTCTACAACGCCTCTTCCGGCGCAATTAGGATTGAACCGTTTATTGATCAACGGCAACTTCCCCGATGAAGCACGATATCTTACCCTTACCTTAAAGTACGATGACGAAAATGGAGCGACTCACGCAATAACCCAAACCCAAACTATCCGCATTGATGATGCAATTGATGAGCGCTCTGTTTACCTGCGGTGGATAGGCTTAAGTGGCAGCTGGGAATATTACCGCTTCGTTTACAACCAGGAAATTTCGCTCGATGTGCAAAACGCCACCATCATCAAAAACTTTGTATCCGACTGGGAAAACCAGGATGGTATCGAAGAAGTGATCTCCAAAGATGCAGGCCAAAAAATGAAAGTGATGGCCGAGGACTTGTCGGTTAACGACATCAAAGGTCTGCAGTCCATCAAATATTCCCCTAAAGTGCAGATGCTGATCAACAAAAACCCGGTTAAATGGCAAACCATCGTCATCAACACCGCCACCTACAGCGAATACGAAACCATGAACGGCCAGGCGCCTTTCAGCATCACCTTCAATATGCCATCCATTAATATACAAACACAATGATTCGGTGAATAGTGAGTGGTGAATAGTGAATAATTAATCAAAGTTAATAAGTCATAGTTGACCATTGACTACTCACCACTCACCACTCACCACTCACCACTCACTATTCACCACTCACCTGCCGAGCGTTATTTCTTGTACATTATTTATAACCATACCCGCAGCTGTATAACTATAATTGATATGCAAGAGCAGCGAATTGCTGGTCGGCATTTCAAACGAATAGGTTTTTCCCATCATTATTGCCGTGATCTGCGAAAAGGTAATATTGTTGCCGGAAATATTATAAGTAAACCCAAGAGGCGGTACAGAAACGAAATTAGGATCAGCAGAATATTCCTCAAGACCTGTACCGTCGTTTTTAAATTGAATATAAACATTAGTAGCCGTATCAGAAAAGCGGACGGTATAGGGTGTATCCGAAAAGGCATTTGAAGACGATGTGGTTGTGTACTGCCGTACATACCATTTACCTATTAATGCAGCCGGGATTTGAGACTTGGCATCCTTTTTACAAGCCACAAGGTTACCCATTAAAATCACCAAAAAGAGTATGCCGAAAACTTTATTCATTAAGATTTAGATTATTGGTACATCTAAGTTAATAAATATCACAATAATCCATGCTTTAACCTTGCAACTTTTCAACCTTACAACTTTCACTCAGCATGAACCAACTCCAATTATACATCAATGATCAGCTCGTCGACCTCAACGACGATAGTCCCATCGCCCTCACCTTCCAAATCAATAATCTCACAGAGGTGCAAAATCAACAAGGTAACACCAGCAACCAGTTCAAACTTCCGCTTACACAACGTAACCGACAGATACTTGGCTTCCCGGATGATATTGCCTTTACCACCAATGCACCCTATCAGCAATATCCTGCCAGGTTAATCCAGGATGGTCTGGAGATCATCCCTTATGGTATTGCTGAGCTTAACAGCATCGAACAGGATAATGCTAACGTTACTGTCTTATCCGGCAATGTCGATTTCTTCGACGCCATAGACGGGAAATTATATGACATGGGCGATAGCACCAGTCAATGGACCAACTACGGCCAAAACCTTGTCTGGAAAAATTATGATCATACCTGGAACCTCCAGAATGCAGCTATTTCCCAAACCAAAACCGACGGCTGGATATACCCGGTTATAGATTACGGATTTATTAACGGGCAGGATTTTACTCCATCTATCGATGTTCATTATCTCAGGCCAGGCTTCTTTATCAAATCAGCCATTGATCTGTTGTTACAATCAACTGGCTATAAAGGCAAAGGCTCATTGCTTGATGATCCGTTATACCCATTACTTATCTGCCAGTTCAGTAACAGTTCCTGGACGCATGGAACCGATTACCAGAACCAACCGGATAACCGGAGCTGTGCTGTAGCAACCGGAATTAATACATTACTTGATCATCCAAGTGACGCTAATCCAAACGGCACCCTGGTTTGGGATATCGTAAACTCAGACCCATCCAATCAATTCTCAGGCGGTACTACATTCGTATCGTCACAGACAAATAATGTGCTTGTTACCGTTACCTTTCCACATGTACGCATGACCGGTAAAATAACCGGCAATCATCCGACACATTTTAAAGTGGTTCTGATCACGCACACATCCTCTGGCGATGCCGAATCAGCAAGTATTGATTTTACCTGGGATATGGGTTCGTGGCAGAGAACCAGCGGTGACGGTGGCAATATTAGAGGAAATGTTGATATTTATAATACGGTAACTTCATTCCAAGCAACACTGAATTCTGGTGAAAGTGTGGAAGTGCGTTACACATGGCTGGGCGACAACCCCGCATCATTTGTCATTTACCAGGGCGCTACCTTCACCGTTCAGTCGCAAAATCAGAATGTACAATTCGGTCAAACCGTTCAGTGCGAACGCATCTTCCCCGATATCAGCCAGAAAGATCTGCTGAAAGATACCCTGCAGCGTTTTGGCATTATATGTCAAACGGATAACGCGACACGAACAGTAAGCTTCAACTCATTACGTGATATTGTGAATAATATCCCGATAGCAAAAGACTGGACTGGAAAATGCATTGATCAGGGTAAGCAGGTGTCATTTCAATTAGGCAATTATGCACAGGCGAATTATCTGAAATACAAAGAGGACGACAATGTATTACCAAAAGACTTTGCCAACGCACAGATCAATATCAATGATGCCACCCTCCCTGCAACAGCCGATCTCTCCCAGAGCCAGTTTGCCCCAACATTAAACAGACCATACTTTATAGGACAGATTGCACAAATAAAAATGATCGACAATACGTCCGGCAGTATGGATTTTTCCATTGGGGTATCGCCGCGCATCCTGGTTGATCAGAAAACTCATCTTCCATCCAATAAAACCGTTACGTTTACTGACGGCGTTAATAATATTATCGTAAACGATATCATCTCCACCCCCTATTTCTATAAACCTGAAGGCGATTATAACCTTTGCTTCTGCGATATGCCCGGAACAGCTAATACCACTTTGCCAGGACTAAAAACCAAATATTACCCCGAATTGCAAAAGGTGCTAACACAAACCAAAAAGGTGATCCGTTATTTCCTCTTAACTCCCCGGGACATTCTTGAGCTGGATTTGATGATACCAGTCTACTTGCAACAAGACAACGCCTATTACTACATCAATAAAATAGACAGCTGGCGCAAAGGTCAACCTTGTAAAGTGGAACTGGTAAAATTGGGATAGGTTGTTTCAGGCCCTCTCCTTTGGAGAGGATTTAGGTGAGGCAAGATAGTAAAACAAAATGTTTGTAAAATCAATTATTGATTCTTATATTTGCTAATATACTTAGCAAACCTTATTGTATGAAAAAGATTTTATCCCTTCTTATATTTTTACTCCCCTGCTTCGCGTTCGCTCAAAAAAAATCAATTGATGGGTTTATGGATATTCCGTTTGAAAGTGACTCAGCAACGGTAAAAGCTGCGGTGTTGGCAAAAGGAGGTATTAAGGTGGATTCACTTTCCAAAAAAGATCAGCTTACATTTTCCAATTTTTCTTTTAGCGACAGGCCTATAAACAATTTGAACGTTTTTTTTATGGACAATAAGGCCTATGATGCTTTCTTTGACTTTTCAAATACAGATGATATATTGAATTATTATGATAGTTTGGTTGCAGATATCACAGCAGTTTATGGAAAACCTGGAGAAGTTTATAATGCTCCGGGATATACTAATTCAGAAAAGATCAGAATGCTTCTAAAGGGAAATATTGATATAAGAACGTTATGGCAATCAAAAAATAGAAACGTGATATCTCTTCACATTGTTCTTTACGGCAATGCATTAATTCTTCGACTCAGGTATCAGAACACTGATCTTTCGAACGCGGCTGCAGCAAAAAGGCGATCCGATCTTTAAACAAAGTCCAATTTTTTTAATAATTTAATAAGCCTTCAACAATTTATCTTTCACATCAAATTATGCCAATTAGCATATAAAACATAATAACTCTTAAATATATGACTGACGACATTAACAAAAAAATCACGATTGATATAGAAATTATAAAAGATGGTCAGGATCAGATTGATCAATATAAAGCATCTATCGACAATCTTCGGAACAGTATCAGTGGCCTCAGCAAACCATTTGATACTCTTTCCGGAAATATTGACACCCTGAATAAAGACTTTTCGCAATTGGCTGCCAATGCTGAAAAAAGTGCTGCAAAATTATCCGAAACAGCAAAAGATCAGGGTACTCAGCTACAAACTACAACGGAAAATATAAAAAAAACGGGCACAGGAATATTTAGTTTCTTTAGCGATGGATTTAAAAAAGTCTTTAGTAACGTTATCGGTTTTTACAAATCTTCTTCAGATTCTGCGGGTAAGGCAATAGTCGATATTAATAAGGATGCCAATAAAAAAGCTGAAACGGACACGAAAGCATCCCAGGATAAAATCCGTGCAAGTATTATCGATAGCACTCAAAAAACTGCCGACTCGATTTTTTCTATAATGACTAAAAGCAATGATTCACAGCGTGACTATGAGATCTTAAAAGATGAAAGAGATAGAAAGGCTAGAATAGCGGCTGCTGGAGATGATAAGGCCCAAATAGCAAGTATTAACCAGACCTATGATAATCTAGAAAATAATGCAAAAAAGAAGGCTTTCAAAGCTGATCAAAATGCAGCAAGGGCGCAGGCAATTATAAATGGTGCCATTGCCATTACCAAAGCTGAAGCCACATTAGGCCCAATAGCCGGAACTATAGCAATAGGAGTTATTGCTGCACAAACAGCGGCACAATTAGCAATTATCAGCAAACAACAACCACCCGCACTTGCCAAAGGCGGTTATTTCAAATCAGATGGAAAGGGCGCTGTGCTATCAGGCTATAGTCATACAGACGATACCAATGCATTTCTGCGTTCCGGCGAAGCAGTTGTGGTCTCAGAAGCTATGCGCGATCCTTGGGCTCGCAACCTGGTCAGCGCTATCAATGTTGCTTATGGGGGTCGCGATTTCTCGGTTCCCCACCTGTCAAGAGGTTATGCTGTAGGTGGCATATTTACCGATGGCGGCAATGCCAACCGTTACTATAACCAACCTGCAAATGACCAAAAGAATTTAGCCAACACAGTAGCTTATCAAATGATCAATAACTTCCCTCCTGTATATGTCGATGTAAAAGACATCAACAATCAGCAAAACATCCTCGCCCAAACCATCAACAGGGTAAATCTATAACTGTGCATTAAAAGTCCTTCTCCCTTGGAGAAGGATTTAGGATGAGGCCCAACTTAATCCAACCCAATCAACCACTCAACCTAATCAACCACTTAACTCTCCCCATGAACATCAAAATCGCCAACACACTCTTCGACGACGGCATATTCTCCGAACTATACAAAGCAGGATTCATCACCGCTAAAGTTTTCACTTATCGCGAAATATATCTTTGGGTACAGGCACAAATACAAACCCGCGGCCTAACCAAGAACCAGGCAGTACTTGAAGCCGGCGGAAAATTCAACAGGGATGAGCGCACCATCTGGCGGGCGCTAAATAGTTTTGAGGAGAATTGATCATCAAAAAGGCGTTCATTGAAGTAATAATGATATTTAATAGACAAAAAACTTTCGGGGCGCACTTATAAAATTCCGCAATGCCCACTTTTCTGCATCATCTGTTGCCTTATCGTAAAGCTCTTTTAATAATGTGCGTCCTTTTTGCTCATCACCTAATAAAATAAACGCGATGGCTCTTCCTGCTTCATATTCAGATCGTTTTTTATTTTTAACGCTAATTGTGTCGAGTATCCGATTATATTTTGCTAAACCTTGCTTATAGTGTTGAATAGCAGAACTCGTATCATTATTATTTTCGCAGACACCACCAACGTCTATTTCTAAATCAGGATTTGTCGGCTCTATTCTAATCATCTGCTTCCCTGTCAGAATCGCCTCATTATATTTTTTATGTTCAAACTCAACCATAAATCTGTCAGAATATGCTAGGAAGTAGTTGCTATCAATTTTTATGGCTTGGTTAATAAGCTCTATTTTCTTTTCATACAAACTCTCTGCATCCAGACTCGGTTGTGTGGCCTCCAACATAAGCGCAGAATCGCTCAACTTTTTAGCTCTATCATAGTTAATACTTGACTGAGCACAAACATAATTGCTTGTAAGAAGATAAAATCCCGAAAATAAAATTGCCAGAATAAGTCGCTTCATCGGCTTAGGTTTTACTAAAATAGCAAATAATTGTCGTTCGCTGTAACAATTAGCCCCCTCACCCATCTAACATGATAAATCATATTTATCATGAATTGGAAATCCCCGTTCCGAAAAAAGACTGATACCCAAAAACCGAAGAAAAGCAAACTGCGCGAGTGGATGGATGCACTGCTATTCGCCTTCGTTGCTGCTACTATTATCCGTGGATTGCTTTTTTCAGCTTATGCCATTCCTTCCGGCTCTATGGAAGGGACGGAACTGGTTGGAGATTATCTTTTTGTAAGCAAGATCAGCTACGGTCCCCGCATAGCCAATACACCGCTTTCCATACCTTTTACCGAACCGAAAGTTTATGGTATAAAAACCTATCTCGACTGGATCAAACTACCCTATTGGCGTCTGCCGGGATTCACTGAGGTAAAAAAAGGCGACATTGTGGTATTCAACAAACCCGAAGAAGCCGATCCGCAATATAATTTACCCGTAGACGAACGCACCGCCCTAATCAAACGCTGTCAGGCAACACCAGGTGATGTACTGACCATTGTAAACGGACAAGTCTACATCAACGGCAAGGCCGCGCCGAATGCCCCTGATTCTCAAACCGATTATCGAATAGTTACTGACGGCTCCAATATCAACCCGGATTTCTATTCAAACTTAAATATTAAGCCATCTGAAACAGACAGTACACATACCGCCGTCACAATCCCATATAAAAATGTGACGGTCTTAAAAAGCAACTCTTTTATAAAAAGCGTAACCCCTTTTGTCCAGCCACCGGGCGTTTATGCTAAAGATGTCTTTCCACGCAATCCACTTTTTAAGTGGAACCAGGACAATTATGGCCCTCTGGTTATGCCTAAACGAGGATATACAATTCCACTAAATGATTCAACAATGGCATTATATCGGCGCGCTATTGAGCTATACGAACATAATAAAGTAGAAATCCAGGGTAACGATATTCTTCTAAACGGACAGAAAACTACCAGCTATACTTTTAAAATGAATTATTACTGGATGATGGGCGACAACCGTCACAACTCATGGGACTGCCGCTTCTGGGGCTATGTACCCGAGGATCACATCGTGGGTAAGGCAATGATCACCTTTTTCAGCACCGATTCAACACAAAATTTCTTCAGTAAGATCAGATGGAACAGGATATTTAAGCCGATAAATTAAATTAGTGAATTAACGATTGCTTGATTCAAGCGGATTATTTTTTCAAGCTGTCTATTTTTTCCAGACTATCTAATCGTTTCTTCTTGACAATAAGGTAGTTATTTGAAACATATCTGAGCGTAATTCGAGACTCATCAGGAAAAATATACACGCTGGTATCTGCATTTAATTTTATTGGCCCCAGCATAGTTATTGTTCTCTTGTATTTAGATGAGTCGTTTACAACACTTGCGCTACCGGTTATTTCATCAGTTCCAAAATAATATTTTTCGTTTTGGCTATATTTCTTATCTGCACCTCTAAATATCACAATTGTTTCAAATGGCCTGATGCTTATCATAACATCGTCAAATCTATCTTCATTACTCAATGAATAGTTTTTCAGCAATATACTATGGCTTGTTGAACTGTGTTGTGTATTACTAAAATCAATCTTTGCAAAAGAACCTGTTGTGATGATTGTCCACAAGATCACGTTTTTCTTAACAAGTGCCAGAAAATATGGTAAGTCTTTCATTGTAACAAGGTTTATCTCAAATCTACAAAATTCATAACACAATGGTAACACCACCTTAAAACCTAATTTTTTAGCAGGTCGTATAATAGGTAAACAAACCAAACAGATGACTGCCGTTCCACTCCCCCAAAAAGTTTATGAGCAATTCAGTACTTGCCCGCCCGATACGCTCGAAGATGAAATATCACGTACCTCCATCCGTTTACGGCTTCAGCAAGCGCCAAAAACTGACGAAGAACACCAGGTATACCAAAACGAACTTGACAGGTTAAGCGGGTTAAAATATTTAAGCCAGTTGCGTAAAGGCAAACTAAGCCGGGAAGATTTTGAGTTGAAAGTAAAACTAATAACCAATTTAAGTTGAGATTTAGCTAAATAAATATCCTGATAGGCCAGATCTATTTATCTCTCCCGGAAACGCCCAGCCGGTCAAAACTATCCACAATCAAACGGGCAATAACCGAATCCCCTTTATCCGATGGGTGCAGACCGTCATAAGTCATGTTGATAGCTGCCGGAGGATAAGGATACTCATCGGTTTTTGGATCATAGGGAATCGTCGTCGACTCCGGATATAGAAAATCTTTGTATTTACCTGTTTGCGGATCCTTCAGGCGTTTAAAATTGACTATATTCTTAATATCAAACCGTGGATCATGATAAATATCGATCACTGGCAGATGTTCATATTTTCCAATGGCGATCACCGCATCCGCAACTTCCGACAGCAACTGCCCGTTTTTCGGCTTGTAAGATCCATAGGCATTATTGTTGTGATCAAGCACATAAACAAAATCACTGCGCTGCATGGGCGTTATCAATATTATTTTAGCCTGCCCGTTCAACTGGCGAACTTTATCTATAATTATCCGGAATGAACCAAAAACAGTCCCTGTTCCGGTTGCATTTTTATAATCATTAATATTGCCAACAGGAACACCGCCCCACCAATCGTTCGTTCCCAGGAAAATAGTATAAACGTCAGCCTTTATAAGCCCCAGTTTGTCTATGTTGGCTGCAATGTCGGTTGATTTCCATCCGTTGTGGCCTTGGTTAATGTATTGAACGTTTGGCAATGTGGCTGTAACCCGGCTCAGATAGCCACTGGTCACTCTGTTCATTGTTTCATCCGGGTGATCGTTTAAATAAGTAATCGAGTCGCCGATCGCTACCCAAACTATTTTCTTTTGGCCGAAAGAGCTGAATAATATAATGGCAATCAATAATATCAGGTATTTTTTCATAGAAAGATATATAGATGAATCGCTTTTATTCCGTAAGAGATGGTTCAATCTGAATGGGTATCCTTAAACGAACCCTACAAACTTTTCCCGCAATACTGCCGGGCTTCCATTTAGGCCCATTTCTTAAAAATTTAAAATTCTTTCTTTCGTTTCCGGACATCCACCCTTAACAGCTTTTATATGAGTTAATCGTCCGTTCTTTTCGACCACAAATTCAATGACTACCTTTAAATCGCTCAAGTCTTTTAAACAATTTTGAGGAATGACTATTATTTTTTGAAGTGATTTGTAAAAGCCGACCTGGCCGCCCGGGAATTGAGGCTCCTTCTCAACGGCTGTGTAGATTTTATCCGGATTAGTTATGTGCTTTGACTGTGCATTCGCAAAACATACACAAATCGTCAAATTAATGACAAGGAGTATTTTTTCCAATCGATTAGAGTCAGGTTTATGAGCTATTACAAAAATAGAAATTCTCCACCACTGACAAAATCCTGGCACCACCATCTTGAACAACTATCCCGATATTTGAATATATCAATCAGAACACGATTAAAGGATTAAAAGAATCACCATGATCTTGCAAATCCGATAAATCTAAAAATCGTGTTCAAACCACTGACAAATCCCTGTCACCACCTTAACAAACAATAAACCCGATCTTTGAAATATGCCAATCAGCAGAATAATCATTATCTATCTGACAGCGCTGGTAATCTATTATTGGAGAGAATCAGAAATTGAACAAGATTAAGTGATTCAATCTTGAAAATCTCGATAATCCCAAAATTGTGTTCATCTCAAATCTCACGTCTCAAATCTCACATCTTAAAAAATGTACAAAATCTACCTATACGACACCGAAACCGATAACATCGGCTCAGGCACTTTATCATCAGCTTACATTCAGGCCGAGCTGCAAAACGCAGCCGGCCAGGATGTAGAAATACACATCAGTTCCGTCGGCGGCAGCGCTTTCGACGCCATTGCTATCTACGACCTACTAAAAAAGTACCCTGGCAAAGTAACAACCTATATAGATGCACTGGCCGCCTCCGCCGCTTCCATAGTGGCTATGGGCGGCCAGACGGTGGCGATGAGCAAATATGCCTTGCTCATGATCCACAAACCAATGGTTGGCTCGGGCGGCAATGCCGATGAATTATTGAAAGATGTACAAATGCTCAATGTAGTTCAATCGCGCCTCGCACAGATCTATATGGACAAAACCGGTTTGGACGGAGTTACTGTGAACAGTTTGATCAACTCCGTCACCTGGATGACTGCAGATCAGGCGCTCGATCTGGGTTTTATCGACCAAATTGAGGATTACAGTCAACCTATCATTAATAGTGCACTTATCAAAAAATATACTGACTCGGCACCTGCCATTTATCGACGCTGCATCAACAAGCTCTTAAACACAAATACAAACATGAACATTGAAAACAAGGACCTTATCGAAAAAACCACAACGGTTTTGGATAAGATTATGAACTTCTTCAGGAAGGTCGTCAACAAACAAACCATTACCGACAAAGGCACATTACATCATGCCGGAGAACTGGACGAAGGTACAGAAGTGTACCAGGATGAAGACATGACCACTCCGGCGACAGCTGACTGCTATACCACCCCATCGGGCCAGAAGGTAGCAGTAAAAGGCGGAAAAGTGCAATCGGTAACACCCTCAAGTGATCCGGATGCTGACGATGATGACGATACCGACATTTCTGATGACTTCCTCATCAATCCCAGGAAAAAAACTGACGTACAAAATCGTATCCGTTCGATCAAAGCTAAATTACATGCACAAAATGCCCTGCTAGCGGAAGCAAAAGCAGCGCTTGATGCAGCAAATGGTCGCCTGAACAAAACCCGCGATGAAATAAAAAACGAGATCCACTCCGACTTCACTCCCGAAAACTCCCGCCGCAGCAACAAAGCCAAATCCGAACCGGCCCCATTCTTCGCCCCGCAATCCACTCTCGCAAAAAACGCTGTTAAAAAAGCTATTGCTAAATAGTTGAAAAGGTTGTATTGGTTGTAAAAGTTGGAGTGGTTAAAAAGGCCGACTTTTAAATTTTAAGGCGACAACCCTATCTTCTATAACTACAATTAATTCAGCCAATACAACTTCTTTACAACTACTACAACCTCTACAACCAATACAACCTCTACAACTACTACAACCTCTACAACTACTACAACCTTTACAACCCCTACAACAAATACAACCAAAATGCCCCAATTTACATTTACAAACAATACCTACGCCGGCGAAGCGCTGGCAGGTTTTATGGCCAGCACATTACTGGAAGCCGATTCGGTGAAACGCGGTTTGCTGACTGTTATTAACGACGTCAAATCCCGCAAGGTCATCCTTGATGTGGACGACGACGTAGTGCTACAGGACCCTTCCGGTATATTCGCCGACCAGGGAACCACCGCATTACAAAACGAAAGCTACCTCGACCCGGTAGTATACGAGTTTATGAAACAGGAACAATGGGACAAACTCGTCCAGTCATGGGAATCACAAAGCCTTAAACCAGGTGCCTTTATGGATTACGAAGGTGTTGTCGATTTGTCAGATTTTATGGTTCAGCGCTATTTAACCAAAATTCAAATTGCAAATGAACGCCTATATTGGTTGGGTAAATCCGCAACTAAAGAAGCCGCCTTTACAGCTTCATTCGCGGGTTTATTGCCAACTATCTCAGCAGCTACAGGCGTTTATAAAGTAGGCTTGGGCAAATCAGCAACCTCTATGACCGCTACAGCTATCGATGCTTCAGGAGTAGTTACCGTATCCGATACCTCTACCTTGTCTGATGGCGACGTGGTAACCATTACCGCTGTAACCGGTACCAGCAAAGATACTACCAATGGCGCGCCGGGTATCGCAATTCAAGGTCAGTCTTATTTCATTCAGATAGCAAGCGGTACAACCTTTAAACTGGTTCGCAATTTCAATGAGATCAATACGCGCAAACCGGCAACTTTCAGCGGAACTGCAACCGCAGCTACTGTCAGCTATATTAACGCCAGCAACGTATTAGGCGTATTGAGCAGCGTTTATTCACAACTCGACCCTGCCGATCGCAGCCAGGAAGACTTCAACCTGCAAATCCCCCTGCATATAGGTTATGCTTATGCACAGGCTCAGGCAAACAAAGCAACAAACGTCCTGAATGCTTTCTCTGACCCTAAAAAAATGGATTATTTAGGTGTACCTCTTCAACTGATGAACCATTGGCAGGCAAATACTATTCTTGGTGCACGCTCATCAAACTTGTTTTTAGGAGTCGATTTGTTAGGTGATGCATCCGAACTGTCAACTGTTTACATGAAGCCTTACACTAACGACAACGTAGTGCGCATGAAGGCCCGAATGAAAGCCGCCGTGAACTACAAATTTGCCAACGAGATTTTTTACTTGAGCGCCTGATCATAATGAGTGAATGAGTGAGTTAGCGATTTAGTGAATGCAAAAAATAAGCTACTGATCTTTTATTAAATTGATAATTCATTAAATCAAATAATTAACTCACTCATTCGCTAACTCACTCATTCACTAATTAAACAACACATGTCAATTTACAACAAAATAAACGCAGGGTTCAGCCTGGGTACAGCGGATCCCGTCACTTCCGGTATCGAGGATGTCATCTACATCTTCAATCAGGATGACATCACCCTAACCTACAATATCAGTAATCCACTTATCGTAACCGGTCTCACTGCTGTATCCGGAGCCAAGATCTACAAGTTCGAAGGTACCAACAACAGCTTCAATACCATGTCGAAACTGGCCAAAACACAGGTTGGGCCACGTTATACCGAGGAAATCGATTTTAACATTGCCGGCTTATCAACCGATATCAAAACACAGCTAATGGCAATGGGCTACGGACGGGTAAAAGCTATCGCTGTTAACAATTACAAATCAGGCGATTCGGCTATCGAATTATTTGGTGCAGTTAACGGCCTGATCCTGACCGATGCCGAGCGCAACGCAGCCGACGAAACCCTGGAAGGCGGTTACAAACTTAAATTAACCAATCCCGACAAAATGCGGGAACCCTACCCTCCCCGTGCTGTATCCATCGCACCAGAAAGCGGATCAGCAACTTACGCCAGCACACTTGCCGCTATTGAAGCGCTGGCGGCATAGTGAATTGTGAATAGTGAATAAACGTCGCAAACGCGGTCACCCCTCTGCTGGTATCAAGACAATTAAAACGGCGCGATTCATCACTCACTATGAATTCACTATTCACCACTGACTACTCACACAAATCGGTGTAATCACCAATAAAATCTGTGTAATCACAAAAATTAATGAAAACCTATCTACCACAAATTGAACGCCGCATATTAGTACGTCCTAATCAAACTTTCGGCATACTGAATTACGACCTCGACAATGCCTATCCTCAACGCATGCTGGAACTGGTTGCATCTTCACCTACAGCAAAAGACTGCTGGAACAAACGGGCAAAATTTATAGGCGGAACCGGTTTTGAGCAGATCGATCTGGGTAAGGCGGTGATCAATTCAAAAGGGCTCACACTCGCAAAATTGTTAAAGGCTGTCGCTTCCGATAAAGCTTTATTTACAGGCTTCGGCATTCATATCAACTATAATGCTGCTTACAAAGTGGCTTCAGTGAATTATATGAAATTCGAAGACATTCGCATGGGCGATACCGATTCGCCGGAGACTGCCGACAAATATGCCTTATACTCCGATTGGGGACGCAAAACCTGGAAAAACATCATGCGCAGCAAGATCACTTTCCTGGATAAATACAACCCTGATCCGACGGCCATTAAACAACAGGTAATTGCTGCAGGCGGATGGGATAAGTATAAAGGGCAGCTCTTTTACTTTAACCCCGAAGTTGATGATTATCCGTTGATTGAAGCCGACAGCGTTTGGGAAGATTTTGAAACCGAAGCCGGCATCAAAATATTCAACAACCGCGAGGTAACCACAGGCTTTCTGCCGTCAACCATGCTCTTTATGCAATCACGCAGAGAGGAAGCAGATAATAGTCGCCCTGACAGCGATGAGCAGCATTATTACAATGTACCTTCACAATTGGAGCGCGACCTTGGTACTTTCCAGGGAGCAAAAAGCGCACAGAAGATCATTGTGATCGAATATGAAGATGAGAACTCAAAGCCCGAGTTCAAGCCTTATTCTATCCAAAATAATGACAAACTATTTGAGTCGACGGAAAAATCAGTAGAGGCACGTATAATCAAAGGCTTCTCGATACCAAAGGAATTGATTAACGCTGAAAAATCATCCGGCTTGAGTAATGGCGGCGAAAAGAAAGAAGCCATCCGCGAATTCAACGATAACACCGCCCCCGACAGGCAGGAATTATCTGAAACCTTCGCCGAAATATTTGGCAACTTCTGCACCAATATCAACCCATCCTGTAACTGGAATATCTTACCTGTACCAACCTCAGTCGCCGACGACAATGCCGGCATCACCGCAGGAAACAGCATCAACGACCTGCTGCTTTCCACAATACCAACCCAAAACAAAATCGCCACCCTGGTTTACGCCTACGGCTTTAAACAGGAAGAAGCAGAGAGAATGGTTGATTAGTTGATTGAGTTAAGTGGTTGATTGCGGTTGAACTTGCACATTGACCAATCTATTCAGCCAGTCGCAGAGTTGACTCACCCCGAATGCGCTACGCTGTTAGTCCCTCTCTATGGCAAGCCATAAAGAGGGAGAAGAAAAAATTAAAAAATAAAAAATCCCCTCTTTATGCGCAGCATAGAGAGGGTGGTCGAGCGAAGCTATGACCGGGTGAGTCAACTCTACGCCACAACACTGTGCCATCAATCTAACATAATCAACCATTTAACCAACTCACTCATTCACTCATTCACTCATTCACTCATTAACAAAATGCCCACCCCATACCTGATCGACCAGATCACATTTCAAAACTACGAGGACTTATCGGTCAACATCAAATCCGACCGGATAAAAGTCTTCGTTAAAAAAGCACAGGAGCTCGATCTGAAGCCTTTCCTGGGTCATGCTTTGTATTATGATTTTATCCAGTATTTCAATGTTGACGGTACATTGCAGGATAATACCCCCCAGCAGTACAAAGACCTGTTGAACGGCACTGAGTACCTCGACCGCTATGGTCACATCGTTCTTTATGAAGGCTTGTTGCCGACCTTGGTTTATTTCACCTTTGCCCGCTTTGTCGAGGCCGACGCAGTACATTACACATCCTCAGGCCCCGTGATCAAACACCACGACAATGCCGACCCACTTTCGCCCCAGGATATAACCAAACTGGTACAGCAACACAGAAGCGTAGCCAATGCCCACGCCAACGAAGTAGAAAAATTCCTGCGCGACCATAAAGCCGATTTCCCGCTATGGCAATTCAACCCTAAAAACAGGAGCAGCCGCCAGGCCGGCCCACGCATCCGCAGTATTGACAAAACAGCCTTCAATTATCCCGGCGATGATTATGCAGGCAACTACTTACCGCTCGATTCAATCCTAAATAATTAAGCAAAAAGGGTATCAAACTGAGCCAGCCTGTCCTGAGTTTATCGAAGGATAGTGCGGTGCGATAAACCTCGTTTACTATATTTTGGATTCCTTCACATGAAACCAACCGTCAATAGACCAGCTTCGGCCAAAATCAGACAAAACAATGGTGGCCTCAAGCGCAGGAAAGGGCATTAACAAACTTTGCCGAAGCAAGGGCCAGAGCGAACGATAGTAGGGCAAAGTATTGTCCCGATAATTATCGGGATGGTTTTGTCTGATTTGCAGGGCAAAGGCCAGGTGCGGCAAAGAAGCAAGCGTCTATTGACTTGATTTTTTGGTTACTTTTTTATCAAGAAAAAAGTAACAGCCTAGCGGCAATTGAGCAGCCCACACACCAATTGAAACAACAATATCATTATGTCTGACAAAAAAATAACCGAACTCCCCATAGCCACATCCATCAGCACCTCTGATATTTCAATCCTGGTAGATAACGGCACCGATTACCAATTCGCCTTCTCTACCCTGCTGGGATTTATCGGTTCCAACCTAAACCTCGGCGCCAATATCTCCTTCGGCGGAACACTACCTCAAAACACCATTGGCAAAAACGGCGATGTATTCATCAATACCTCAGCAGGCAATTTCGCACAAAAAATATCCGGCGTGTGGACCGTCGTATATACCCTTCCATCATCTTCAGGCTCAACAGATGGAACGGTGTTATATGGCCTGGGTGTTCCGGGCAGCGCAACCGGAAACAACAATGATACCTACATCAATACCGGAACCGGCATTTTCTACAAGAAATCAGCCGGTACCTGGAACCAGTCATTTTCCATGCAGACCGGACCCGCCGGACCACAAGGCATACCTGGAACCAACGGCACAAATGGCACCAACGGCAAATCCATTCTCAATGGAACAACCGATCCTTCCAACCTGTCAACCGGTGCTGATGGCGACTTCTATATCAATACCAGCACATTCATGTTCTTTGGCCCGAAAGCCGGGGGAGTATGGCCGGATGGTGTAAGTTTAGCCGGAGCCGATGGTGCAATCGGGCCAACCGGAGCTACAGGCCCAACAGGTCCGCAGGGAATAAAAGGCGATACCGGCGACACAGGTCCTGCCGGGCCGGCAGGAACAGGCGTACCAACCGGTGGAACCGCCGGACAGGTATTAGCCAAAATAGACGGCACCGATTACAATGATCACTGGATAGACCCACCCGCCACAGGGCCATCTATTGATGACACAACCGCTTCGACCACATCGGTATACAGCAGCGCCAAAACCACCAGCCTGGTAAATGCCGAAGCCACCGCCCGCCAATCAGCCGCCAATAAATTCAATGCAAACTTTACGCAATCCATTATTTAGTTGATTAGGTTGAAGTGGTTGTAAAAGTTGTAAAGGTTGGAATTGTTAGAGATTACACCACTACAACTACTTCAGCTACTACAACTTCTCCAACCTTTCTAACCACTACAACCAATGACAAGTAACTCAAATCAAACCGTCTTCGCCACTTTAACCTCAACCTATGTTGCCGTAAAGCTGGCATCAGGGTTGGCAGCCAACACAGCCACCCTGCTTTTTACAGGAGCAACCAACGGCTCGGTCATCACCGATATACTTTTCAGAAGCACCGAAACCTCCACCGCCCGCAACCTCGACTTCTTCATAGGAAACACCGCCACAGCCGAAAACAACCTGGTGCAGGTAAGCATCCCGGCAAACTCGGGCAATAACGGTAGCACCACCCTGGCATCTCTGGCAGCACTAGCCCCTGCGGTATTCGACCTCGACCTGGCAGGCAACCGCGTCATCACTATCGAAAGCGGCCTACCCCTTTACGTAGTAAACAAAACCGCCCTAACCGCCGATATCTACGTACGACTAAAAACAAGAGGATTCTAACATGCAGCTGGCAGTATCCACATCACAAAACCACGCCATAATGCGCCGGAAGAAAAATGTCTGGTATAGTGTCCGCGATGGTAATTGGGAAGATCCGAACACGTGGATGAGTAATGCGTTGGCTAAGCATCTAATTACCGTACCCCAGAGCGCTGATGATGTATACATAGGTCATTCCGTAAATCTTGATACGAACAGTTTACAATCTACTACAATAAACAACCTTTTTATTTCGGGGAAATTAACAGCTGCAAATGCATCTCAAATCCTCACAATAAATGGGAATCTGCAAGTTACAGGGTTTATTGATTTTACAGGCTCAAATATAACTGTTAACTTAAATGGACTTTCAAACTCAATTCAATACTCAAACTTTACACCTGGGAACTCGACAATAAACTTTGGAGCACCTTATAATGATCAGTTTATCTTAAATCTACCATATAAAAATCTAAGCACAACTGGTGCTCAAAAATATATGGTAAGTGATTTGACGATTTCGGGAACATTCACCCCATTAAGTGGTTTTGAATGTGGAGCATATAATTTGGTAGTAAATGGCAATTCCACAATAGGTCAAACGGGCCAGCCATATAAATTTACAAAGAATTCTTCAACTGGATCACTACTATTTATTGGCAGTGCAGATTTTGAAGGAATCACTGATTTATCAGTAGGAAACCCAAACGTTGAGTTTAGAGAGGGATTGATTATACACACCTTTAATTTAACAACAGGGTCAGGAACTTGGACATTTTCAACTAACAGTCAAACTCTTAATTGCGCTGCATATGTAGGAGGAGTATGGAATGCTGCTATTGTTGTTTCGGGTTCTATTACGGTTACATTAACGGGTGGCACACTTCAAACTAATAGCACTATTAGTGGCACTGTATCGAGTTCTACTTTTAATAATAATGGCGTTCTTTGGTTAGGTTACAACCATGTGCCAATGGCAACCGGAATTTTTAATTATAAAAACACCTCATCTTCTACGCTTGGCTATGTATTTAATGGCGATTTCACCTTACCGTATACATCTTATGCGAATCTTTTTATAGGAGGTTCAAGCGGCACAAAACATCTAAGTGACTCCACTATAGTAAATCAAACTTTAGTAATAGGTTCAAATGGTTTTGCTGGCTCGATACTTGATTGTTCAGGATTTGATTTGGATGTAAAAGGCGCATTTACTTGTTATGATGCTTTTTTGGCAAGCTCATTCTGCAATATAACTTTTGAGGGCGCTGCAAGATTCGATCACGGATCAAATACTTCAACCGTAGTGGATTTAAGAGCAGGCAACCCAAATGTTGAATTCAGAGCTGGTCTTACTTTGAGTGTATATTCTGTTTACACTGGAACAGGTACTTTTAAATTTACAACGACAAATCAGATTGTTGATTTTGCCATAATTAATGGAGGCGTATTGGCATGCAGCTGGCTTGTAAGTGGAGCGATATCTGTCATTCATTTGCATGGCAATGTCCTGGTACCAATGACAGGCACAATTAATGGAGATAATACATCTTCAACATTTGATTGCAGAGGCATACTTACTTACCAAAATACTACGGCGCCAATGATAACCGGCAAACTATACTGTAATCAAGCGACCAATACATTTGTTTATGGTGCATCGGGCAATCAGGATATTCAAATACCATCCGACCCAACTTCAGGCTATCAAAACCTCACATTAAATGGTTCAGGGGCAAAAAGGCTGTTGGGTAATATATCTGTAAAAGGAACATATATCCTCACTTCCCCTGCTACATTAAATACCAATGGATTTACATTGACGAATCCTTAGCAAAAAAATAATTTTATTCATTAAATCCCTATTCCTCTTTCCCTCATGCAAAACCTCACCCTCTGGCAGCGTATCACCGCTGATACGCCTGCATTTTTCAAAAAAGTACAAGTATTCGGCGTTGGCCTGGCTGGTCTTGGCGGTACATTGGCTACCATTCATGGTATTCCTTCAGGCCTCACTGCTTCTTTAATTTCGGCAGGGTCGGCCGTAGCAGCCATTGCGCAATTCGCAGTAAAAATGGATGAAACTAATACCGCCGATTCGCGTTCTATGTCTGACAGCGGTAAACCATCGCCGTCAGAAGCTGTCCAATCATCAGCACATTGATAATTTTTAGTTAATTTACCCCATTAATCTAACAAAATGAAGAAGCTGTTAATCATCGCATTACTATTCCTTACTACCGTTGCATTTGCTCAAAGAAGGTATAAGCCAGGCAGCCCTATCGTTATATCCGGCCGCAGCAATGTCACCATCGAAGGTTATCAGATAACCGGTGGTCTGTCCAACTGCATCTACCTGCGCGATTGTTCAAACGTGCATATCACCAAATGCAAACTGAAGGATTCAAAAAAAGTAGGCATCCTGCTCGAAAATTGTAAAAATGTATTGATTGATAGCTGTTACATCGCCAATGTGCAAACCGGCGTAAATGCCAAAAGTTCGGTAACTGTAAAGGTAAACCACAACTATTTCCGTAATATGAATGGCCCCTTCCCTGCCGGTTGTGCAGTACAGTTTAATAATGTAAGTGCTCCCGCCAGCCAGATCAACTATAACCGGGTCGAAAATATTGCAGGTGAAGCAGAACATCCGCAGGACTTGCTGAGCGTATACAAATCAAACGGCCTGCCCGGTGATTCTATACAGGTGATCGGCAACTGGATCCGCGGAGGTCAAATAATAAAAGACTCAGGCGGTGCAGCCGGTATCGTTTTAGGCGACGTTGGCGGCACTTATCAAGTGGCTCGCTATAATGTAGTTATTAACGGTGGCTTTGTAGGCATGCAGGTGCAGGGCGGCAGCCATATTAAAATGGATCATAATACCATATACAGCTCACCAACAGGATACTCAAACGATGGCCTTTCATACGGAAACTATTCAGGTCAGCCAAGTGACGACGTAGAGATCAGTTATAACAAGATAAGGTTCTTCAACAAAAACGGCAAAGAAGCCGATAGTTGGTGGGACCCCAAAACTGTATCGAAACCAAAAGGTTGGGAAACTAATATACAGGGAGCGGATATAGACGAGAAGATCCTCCCTCATCACCTGGATGACGGCCAAGGTGATGAAGATGATCATGGTCATCACGATAATCGACATTAAATTATCTAAAAATGCTATAGACGTTTATAACATATTTGTAATAATCACCCGTATAAAACGTCTTATGTTGACAAATTAAAAATATTTGTACTAGATTTGTAATTGAAAACAGATACATCTAAATCAAACCCTACTTATTTTTAATTGTCTTACAGTTATTAATGAGTAAACGATGAAAGCAATGGGCAAACTTATAACACCTTTTAACCATAAAAAGGAAGTTTCTGTACACATGGCTAGTGTTAGGCTTGCTAATACAACAAAAGGCTATTTAGCTAAAGTAAGTGCCGAGGAAATTAAAGCCAGGCGGGTTGCCGCTTATCGGTATCTATTGCCTTAATGTTTGAGCCTGAAACAAGTTACCCGTATCGTAGAGTGGGCGACCATTCTGGTCTGACTACAAACAGAAAACATGTTGAGCATCTTACTATATATCAGTTTAGTACGGATAAATATCCTTATTTGATTGAAGTAGAGAGGTACCCATGTCAAATTTATGTGTTCAAATTTTATAGGCGGCAACACAAGAAAAACAAACAACGGTTCAATTTAATGACTAATGAAGGCAAATGTGCCAGAATAGTCGCTACATGCTTTAGTATTTTTTTGAGTATTTATGAAAAAAACCCATTGGCTAGTTTTGGTTTTCTGGGTGCTCATACAATTGATACTCAAAAACAAATAATTGAACCTAAAAACGAGACACGTCGCTTTGTAGTTTATCGGCAAGCCGTTCAGAACTATTTTGGTACTGATACATTCACGCATTTTTCAAATCCCGAAAACAGTATTTACCTGGCTATTAGCAACAAAAATAAAGATGTTGCTAATATCGCTGAGATTGCCAGTGCAATGATTGAGCAATTGCTTGATCTGTAAATAGCTCGATACAAATTTATATATGTTCAGTGCCTTACTTCCTTTAAGGCATAATCATACTATCCCTTTATCTAAAAACTACATCTCGGGTAATCAAAGCCTGGCGTTAACTCCTATTATCTTATGAAATTAAGTTCAAATGGCGAAAAGCTCATCAAAAGCTTTGAAGGCCTGCGCCTTACCGCCTACCGCGACATAGCTGGTATCTGGACAATTGGCTACGGCTCAACCCGCTACCACGATGGCAGATCCGTAAAACCCGGCGATAAATTAACCGGCGAAATTCAGGCATCGGCAATTTTTGTCAATACACTTGGTCAATACGAAGATGCTGTCAACAGTTATGTAAAAGTCCCATTAACGCAAAATCAGTTTGACGCTTTAGTTTCCTTCACTTATAACGAAGGTACCTATGCTCTGAAAGAGTCAACCCTTTTAAGAAAACTCAACGCAAAAGATTACGACGGGGCAGCAGATCAGTTTTTAGTGTGGAACAAAATTACCGATCCGCAAACTGGTCAAAAAGTAATATCCGATACCCTCACAAAGCGCCGTGCTGCCGAACGCCATTCATTCCTTTCAACCCCGCAAACACCATGACAACTATCGAACATCGCGAATTAAAAGGAATCACTATCAAAAATCTCCTTGTAACCATCTTCAGTACAGCCAGCATTGTGGCAACAGTAATGACCTCGTACCTGCAATTAAAAAGCGACATACATGATATCAAACTCAGCCAGGAAACACAAAACCGGGTATATGATATCAGGTTGAAAGTACTCGAAACACAGGTTTCAGTATTGCAGCACCAGGTAGACGAACTGAGTAAAAAGTAAAGTTAAGTGGTTGATTGAGTTGATTATGTTAAGTATTACTCTATCGCAGACAGTCCAGCCATTCAACTCAATCAACCACTTAACCCAATCAACCATTCACTAAATCACTAATTCACTAATTAAACAAACTATGAGCTTACAATCCTTCCTAACAAAGATCTGGAATCAGATCAAAGCATTATTTGATGGAATTCCCGCTGAATTGAAAATCGCCATCCACATTGGGGTTGAGGTCACCGAAAACATCAAAACTTTTGTCGATTCTCCCGCCGCAGATATTTTAACTGCCATCATCCCCGGCAATATTGACGATGAAGTAAAAAACTGGCTTCGCGCAAAATTACCCACTATCCTAACCGAATTAAAACTAGCTGATAGCTGTGGGCAATTAACGGACCCTGCTGAAATAACAAAATGTGCTGTACAAGTGCTCCAGGGATTAGACGGAGATATCAAGAGCGCATTTCTTCACAATTTGTCCATCTTAATTGCCCAAGTAGCTTCCGATAGCAAGTTGACCTGGAGCGATGGTGTCTACATCCTCCAATGGTACTATGAGCATGAATTTAAAACAGCGGCGTAATACCAGATATGAGTATTGAGATTTGAGACAATCTGAGAGATCAAACTATAAGTGCGAGAGCGAAAAGCTATTTCTCATATCTCACGTCTCATATCTCAAATCTAAAAAGAAAAGTGCCCGGGACGAGATTCGAACTCGTACAACCTTACGGATGCCACCCCCTCAAGATGGTGCGTCTACCAATTTCGCCACCCGGGCATAAAAAAGATATGAGATATTAGATCTGAGAAATGAGACCAAAACATCTCATATCTAAAATCTCACATCTCATATCTAAAGATGGTGTGCCCGAAGAGAGACTCGAACTCTCAAGAGACAATTCTCAACGGCTTCTGAGACCGCAACGTTTACCAATTTCGCCATCCGGGCTTGGGGTTGCAAATATAGTTGTTTATGTTATATCGCTCAAAATAAATATTAAAATATGCCCGCTTGCTAAAAACACTCATAAAGGCTAAATTCGGATGACTGATTTAACCGAATTATGATTAAGAGAAAAGCCACTTTAGTAATATTATTAATCGTTTTCGCCTTAAACTTAAAGGCACAGCATATCGAAGTATTACAGCAGGGCAACGCAGCCAGCATCCGTGGCTTGTCCGTTGTAGACGACAGAGTCGCATGGATAAGCGGCAGCAAAGGCACTATAGCGATAACCAAAGACGGCGGAAAAACCTGGGACTGGCAACAGGTAAAAGGCTTTGAAAAATCGGATTTCAGGGATATTGAAGCTTTTTCTTCTAAAGAAGCTATTATAATGAGTTCGGGTACGCCAACTGTGATCCTGAAAACAACAGATGGCGGGCAAAACTGGAAAGTAAATTATAAAACCATAGATACCGCCGTTTTTCTTGATGCGATGGATTTTTCTGACCGGCTAAACGGATATGTACTAGGCGACCCGATAGATGGTAAATTTGTATTGCTGCAAACAAAAGACGGTGGAGAAAGATGGGAGACTTTCAGAAAATGTCCGAATGCCATTCGGGATGAAGCCGCCTTTGCTGCAAGCGGTACCTGTTTAAGAGTAGATAGAAACAAATTGAACATAGTAACTGGTGGCACCAGAAGCCGGCTGCTTGAGTATTCGCCTGGCAACAATTTATGGGATTATTCTCCTTTGCCTATCATATCCGGGAAACCGAGTCAGGGCGCATTCTCTTTTGCATGGTCTGTTAATGGATCATTAAGAGTTTTTGTTGGGGGCGATTATGCTGATGATAAAAAAACAGATTCGGTTGCATCATATCTTACAAATCACTCTAATTTGATTAAATCTGCTAACCCCGGTCCTGCAGGTTTTCAGTCAAGTGTAGAGTGTATTTCAGGTGAAACTTTTCTCTCAACCGGTACTCCGGGGAGCAACTTAACAACCGACGGTGGCAAAACCTGGACAAAAATAGACGATACCAGCTATAACGTTTGCCGCAAAGCCAAGCACGGAAAACTTGTTCTATTGGCCGGAAACGGTGGGAAAATAGGCATTTTTAAAATGTAGTTTATTGGTTATTAAGCCATTATTCCGCACTTTAAAATTTATTTAAAATAGGTTTGCAAGCAATATCAATAAACTCTATATTTGCACCACTTTAACGGAAACGTACAAGTTGATTCTGTAGCTCAGCCGGTAGAGCATAACACTTTTAATGTTGGGGTCCTGGGTTCGAGTCCCAGCAGGATCACAAAGTGAGCCCAGCGGGATCACAAAGACCTGAAAGACGGTCTTCTGTTTAAAGTCAAAAGGCGCATGAAAATGCGCCTTTTCTGTTTAAAATGCATTTCAAATGCGATTTTGGCCATTCTGCCAAAAAAATAAACAAATCATTTCAAATCATTTCAGATCAAACCAACTGGTGCCCTATTTGAATTGGGCACCAGTCGATTTATCTTTAGGGCACCAGTTCGACAAATAATCAATTGTACGACAATGGTTTATGGCAGCAATTTGAGTTTTCGGAGTCCCGCTAAACAAATTGTTCACCAAAGTTCATTGAAATGAAAAATCATCAAAAATTAACGTTGCTATTCTGGCATCGTAAATCAAAAGCAGACGCCAAAGGATATGCGCCTGTTATTTGCAGAATTAGTATTGAGGGGGAAGAGTCCGAAGAGCTTGCCATCGGCAGGAAAGTACATTTAAATAATTGGGACGTTGAAAATAAGATTGCTAAAGGAGGCAGTCTGGAGAAAAAGACCAATCTTAAAATAAGTGAGGTAACAGTAGACCTTAACAGGGAGTTCGTCGTGTTACAAGCCGGTTATGAACGCATAACCCCTTTGATGGTCAAGAATGTTTACAAGGGTTTGCCGCCAATGTTAAGTAAAGGCGGCCCCACTCCGGAAGTTAAGGTTGTTCCCACCCTGCTACAGGCATCTGACCTTCATATCGCGAACTTCAAAAAAATGGTCGATAAGAAACTCAGATCGCCCGAAACGTTAAAGCAGTGGAACGCCACCAGAAAGAAGATCGAAGAGTTTTTAGTAACTCAGTTCAGACTGAAGGATATAGGATTGACCGATTTGGATTATTCATTTGCGGTAAAATTCTATCATTACCTGACTATCGACCGTGAAAAAGTATTGGGGGAAGCTGCAGCAAAAAAACAGGTAAAAAACCTGAAAGAGATTTTAACAGTTGCAGAAACAAGCAATTGGATTCCTAAGAACCCAATCATCAAGTTTAAATGTGGAGGGGATGAAACGGATATTCCACCATTGGAATATTTCGAGGTAGAACGCATTTGGAACAAGGACATCTCTATACAGCGCCTCGCAGAGGTTCGGGACGCGTTTATTTTCCAGTGTTTTACCGGGTTTGCTTTCCAGGATGTTTATGCCCTGAGTATAGAGAATATTATAAAAGTGGGTGTAAGCGGTGAGTCCTGGTTAATAAAGGACAGAGGGAAAACCGGAGTTAGTGAAACGGTTCCAATCCTCCCGATTGTGGAAGAACTTATTGAAAGGTATAAAGATCATTCGTGCCGGCGAGTACAGGGCTTGCTCGTACCGGTTAACAGTAATGCAAGATATAATGCCTATCTAAAAGAACTTGCGGTGATCTGCGGTATTAACAGGGAACTGAACACCCATTTGGCGAGGCATACATTCGCTGATATGATGTTGAATATTATGGAATTTTCGTTGGAAGAGGTAAGTAAGATGTTAGGTCATAAGACGACAAGGACAACTCAACGGTATGCGAAAGTGAAGAGGAATAAGATCAGTAAAACCCTGGCTCGGGTTAGAGGGATTGTGTTTACTGACGAAGGCCAGCTAAGAAAGATCGCTGTATAG